GATGTAGTCATCACCTGCATCACCCTTGTCGCCTTTGTCTCCCTTATCGCCTTTCAATCCTTGGATACCCTGTTCACCTTGCGCTCCAGTAGCACCAGTATCACCTTTGTCGCCTTTGTCGCCCTTCGCTCCAGTGTCACCTTTATCGCCTTTCAGACCCTGTTCTCCCTGAATGCCTTGGATTCCCTGCTCGCCTTTTTCGCCACGATCTCCTTTAGCACCCTTGTCGCCCTTATCACCTTTGACACCCTGAATGCCCTGAATGCCCTGCTCACCACGATCGCCTTTATCGCCCTTGTCACCCTTTTCGCCCTTGTACCTGCCTGTCGCAAGTTCATCGGTGACGGCGTCGACGATCTCAGCCTGCATGTCCTCAGCAACGGATTCGACGTGTTCCACCGCTTCATTCAGTGCTGAGATGGTCTGTTCAATGACCGTCTGTTCGTGCTCTGTCGGTGCTTCTTCTGTCGGTTTTGGTCTGCTCTTCAGCGGAATTGTGATGCAGTACCGTGTCTCTCCGTCGTCTTCGCCCTCGTGCAAAAAAATGAAACAATAAATGTTTCCCATCTGCTCGAAATACTCATACGGAATCGTCACCCTGTTGTTCGTTCCGATCTGTGTCTTTGACGTGCCGCCGCCGTAATCCTTCGAAAAGTGTGCTTCGAAAGTATCAGGCAGATCCAGATTCTCAATGACCAGAACCTGCCCGTAGCTGTACTGCCACTGCACCGCTGTATATGTCTCTCTGCCGTATCCGAATACGGCTTTTATTTCATTCAAAATCATGTGTTCTCACTCCAATCCACCGTAGTCGGTAATGGTGTGCCGAATACGGGATTCACGCTGATCTTTCCGCTTTCGTACACCTCTGTCAATTCTGTGATCCTCATATGTGCCGCTATTCCGTACTGCTTTCTGATCACCGTCACGATGTCACCGAGATCGTAGTCCTGCTTGTACACAAAGTTCGCTGTTGATACCTCACATTCGACTGACTGAGAAATGCTCTGCTCTGCCAGTCTTTCGAGACCTCTTTCCTGAATGATGCTCTGATACGTCGCATCGGTCATACCGTCTTCTTTCTGGATGTCTCTTGCATCAACGAACGTTTCGTACCGATCAAATCCCGTCGCCGTAGTCGCTCCGACCTGAACGATAGTCCTGTCCAGACCCTCGCCCTCTCCACCGACATAAGCCATATTTCGGTACAGCTGATCGTTCTCCGTGTAGTTAAATTTTTCGACGTTGTTATACCGCTCCGAGAACTCGACATGCGGATTCGTGTACTGAGCGATGCTGTGATCCACTCCTTTGTACGGTTCAAATATCATCTGCCTATTAACGAAATCAGGGCGAACACGAAAACCAATCGCACTCGCCGCTGATAACTTCTTCAATACTTTTAGGCAGTTCTGATACGTCGCTTGAAAATCAACTGTTTCAGGATAGTTCTGCAACTCTCCAATAATCAAATGCGGGATCGTCGCATACTGATCGTCAATGATATCTCTGACAATCCGTCTCATTCCTGTCTCGTAATGACCGTGCCACGTTCTTCTTCCGTGTACCACTCGCCTGTCAAAGTAGGCAGGCAGGAACCGCCCTTTGATCTTGAACTCCAGTCTTTCGGGAGATTCGAAGATCTCAAGATGCTCGATGATTCCTGCCTCTGTCGCTCCTCTGTACGTGATCAGATTCTTCCTTCTCAGCAGTCTCGCATTGTCCGCTGTGATCGGAAAATGTGCTTCAAATGATCCTGTATCACTGTACTGCCGACGCCACTGCAGAGACGTATGATTCTCGATGATTCCCTGCAGTTCAAGATCCTGATTGTAAATTCGTAACTCCATATCAGGCTCCTTCGTATGTCGGCGTATATGCCAGACTGATTTCCATGTTTGCCTCGCCAGACGCCGCCTCGTAGCCGATGGTGTTCACGCCTCTGGTCAGCTGAATGAAATCTGTGTCTTCACTGATGTACTGATTGATCTCGGTTTCTGTTCCGTCTCTCAGCAAACGAACGTGCTTTTTATTGTCTGCCGTCGTGATCGTCAGAACGTCTCCGTACCGAAGATACAGAGGATTTGCATCCGTACCGACTGCGATATGTTCGTCTGTTTCGATCTTTACGATCTTCGGATTCGTGACCGCTCCCATGCACTTGATCGTGATGGTCAGTCCGATCCCTTCAGCGTTCGTGTCGTTGATGATCTCAATGTTCCGCACTGCTGATCTGTATCCTAATTCTTCGCCACCGCTGACGTACTCTCCGCCGCTCGTAATGATCGCCTCGAACTCGTGTTCGCCCACTTTAATACCGTCTCTTTCAACAAGAACAAATTCGAACGCCGCAACCCAGTTCGCCATATCCTGTCTAACTGGCTCTTCAGCGTAAAACAGCGGATCTTCGCACAGCAGGGACACCGTGTAGGTTCTCTTCTTCCACGCCGACATCTTGATAGACTCGACTCTGTAATCAATGTACCGCCTGTCGTTGTTTTCCTGATACGTCAGCCGTCCGACCGAATCCTTTGAGAACAGCCGATACAGCAGATCTCTTGAATCCTGCCGCCATACGTGATTCGGCTCGTCCATGATCGTCAGCACGATGTTTCTGACCTTCGCTGTGCTTCCTTGAAATGTGCCGCCGTCTGACATGGCGTTCTTCGTGATCTTCAGATTGTTCTCAACGGTATAAAGTCCGTCTACTTTCGCCAGAAGAAACGGCGAAAACCCACTCAGACCGAACGTGATTGAGTATCCGTTTGCTTCGCATGTAATAAATCTCATATCACACTCCGTTCAGTGCCAGAATCATGTCTCTGGTCGCATTTCTGGTCTGTCTTGCCGTTTCTGACGGTGTCAGTGCCGTTGGTGAATAGATATTCACGACCTGATTGTATCCGCCTCTATTGGCACCAAAATCGCCGTTTACTTCACCGATATCGACTGAGTCCATCGCCATGTCGCCGAGTCTGTCCATGGCATCTGTAACTGCGTCTGCTTCGGCGTCAATACCTGCCGCCAGACCGAGAGGAATCATCTTACCGACTGTATCTCTCATTAATCTTGACGGTGACTTGATTCCGAAGAAGTTCTTCACGCCTTCCCACGCATCTTTGCCGAGACCGATCAGTTTATCTTTGATCGCTCCGCCTGCGCTTGCAAGTCCGTCCACTACACCGTCGATGATTTTCGAACCGAGATCCAACCAGTCGATATCTTTCATCGCCTGCCATGCGTCGTTACCAACTTCAACGAGCAGGTCACCGAGCGACGTGAACAGCGTGTTCACGCCGTAACAAATCAACTCAATCAGCTGTCCGCCGAGATCCATCCAGTCGATACCAGACAGTGCGTCCCATGCACTCTGCCCGATATGGCTAATGACATCAGGAAGTGCACTCATCAACGCCTTTACGCCGTTGACGATGAAATCAATCAGCTGTGAACCAAGATTGATCCAGTTGAAAGCGAGGAACACGTCAACCGCCATCTGTACGATGGTTCCGAAGTTCTGAATAATCAGAGGAATCGAATTGACGATACCTGTGATCAGTCTTGTGATCAGTTCGATACCTGCTCCGAGCAACTTCGGTGCGTTGTCGTTAATCAATCCTGCGACGTTGCTGACGATCTGCGGAACGTACTCCCAAAGTGTCGGAAGTGCTTCGATAATTCCGTCCACAAGATTCAGAATGAACTGAATACCTGCGTCTACGATTGTTCCGAAGTTTGATCTCAGATTATCTGTAAACGAAAGCAACATCGGCAGTGCCTGCTCCAAGAAAGCAGGGATTCCTTCCACCAATCCTTCAGAAAGCGAATTGATGATGTTTGTTCCTGCCTGCATGATATCGGGAACACTCTCGATGATCGTGTCCGCAAGCATGGAAACGATCTCTACTGCTCCTTCAGCAATGATCGGAAGATTGTCATACAGTCCCTTCAGCAGTGCTGAAAGAATCTCTTTTGATATTTTGATCACCTGCGGAATACCTGACATGATCATTCCGATTCCCTGAGACAGAACACCGGGAAGTGCGTCGAAAACTCCTTCCAGACCACCGCTCGTGAATGCGTCTGTCAGCGTTGACAGTGCGCTCGTTCCGTACTGAACGAACTCCCTCATTGCAGGTGTCAGCTGTTCGGAAAGTGCGATCTGTACGCCTTCAAGAGCCGACCCGAAAGCGATCGTATCACCCTTCAGGTTGTCGTTCATCGTAGCCGCCATCTCGCCTGCCGCTCCGTCTGCGTTTGCAATTCCTTCGGCTAACTCATCCCACGATTCGTTTACGCCGTTCATCAATGCAGGAACGGACTTCAGGGTAGCCGCATCAAAGATCTGTGACAGCACGAGGTTCTTCTGTTCGTCGGTCAATCCATCCAGTGCCGCATTCAGATCTCTCAATACGTCAGGCAGTGCTCTTGCGTTTCCGTCTGCATCATATGCTGATACTCCCAGACCATCCAATGCTTTCGCCGCACTATCCGTCGACTGATACAGATTCTTCAGCGTTCTTGACAGGGCGTTACCACCTTCGCTTGCTGAGAAGTTATTGTTTCCGAGGATCTCCAGAGCGACCGCCATATCTTCCATTGACTGCCCTGTCGTTCGTGCCATACCTGACACGGTAGACATACCTTCACCGAAAGATGCAACGTCACCCTTTGCGGATGATGCCATTACAGCCAGATAGTTCGTGACCGTTGCTGTGTCTTCTACTGTCTTTCCGAAACCTGCGATAATGCCCGTTGCGTAGTCTGCCGCCTGTGCGATTGTCAGACCACCTGCCGCCGCCAGATTCAGAACGTCTCCAAGCGATGCTGTAATTTCATCTGCTTTATATCCTGCCATTGCGAGGATATTCATGCCATCAGCCGCCTGTGATGCGGAGAACTGCGTTGTACGACCGAGTTCCTTCGCTTTGTCGGAAAGATCACCGATCTGGTCAACCGTCGTTCCCATCGTAGCCGCCAACTGTGACATAGACGCATCGAACACTTTACCGACGTCGATTGACTGTTTCCCGAAAGCAATAACCGCCGCACCTGCCGCCGCAAATGCTCCTGCCGCTACCTTTCCGATGCCACCGATTGCCTGTCCAAATCCACCTGCCTTGCTTTGTGCTTCGTCAAGCCCCTGATTGAACTCCTGCGAATTTAAACCGAGAGTAGCAAACATCTTAAATAACTGCATCTGTACCCCCTTTTCGTACCGTTAAACCTGCATTTCTGATCGTGTCGTTGATAATATCCTCAGCTGACCGATCATCCTGTTTCTGCGGTCTAACGATCTCGTAATATCTGTTGTTTCTCGTTTTGTTTCGAGCATACAAAAAAAGCGAGTCAGACACGTAAACCTTGTAAGCAAATTCCTCGGTGTAACGAGAAATATATGCCGACAAATAGCTTACGAAATGCCTGACTCGCCGTCCTCTGAAATTCCCGTAGCAGAGCCAGAAGTGCTCGCTGAATCTGTCTGACCCTGCAATGCGAAAAAAGCACGCAGATCGGGATCATTTACCACCTGCATCAGCTGAGCAGGCAGTGTGAATATACTGCAATGATATTCCTCTGATGGTACGCCTTCGAGAGCCGCCATGATCTGCATGACGGCTTTCTTGTGCGATTTGATCACCAGAGTAACAACGTCTGCGACGGTCATGTTTTCGTCGCCTTTATTGAAGAATTTCTGCACTGCTTCGTCCTGCATGATCTCAACCGTAGGGCTGAGAATGTCTGCCAGAAGATCCAGTGCTTCTTCGTCTTTGTACTCTGATAACTTCTTCATTACGGATTAGTCTCTGCTGTCCCTTCCTTGACGTAGATTTCAATCGGAACAACGTCCTGTGCGTCAATGCTAACGTGACCCGTAAATTCAAATGCAAACTGTCCTTTGCCCTTGTCTGTCGACTGAATCTGGAATCCGCCAGTAGACAGAGCGTTCATTACATGAACCGCAAGGAATCCTGCGTTTGCTCCAGTGTTGACGTCGGTGTAATCGCCGACCCACCAGATGTCGGTAAAGTCTGTCTTGAGCACGTCCATTCTCGGCGTGATCTTGTTTCCTGCCGTGTCAGCCGCTCCGAGCAGTTTAGCCGCCGTTGATTTCGTAGCGGAGATAAACGTGCCGCTCATCTTAACCTCCCAACTCGTGAGATGTTTGAGTTCGAGCATGTTCTTCGGACAATTATCAATGTCTTCCCCGAAATCCTCAAATTCAGGCGTTGCTGTGACGTTGACGCCGCCGCTTGTTGCTCCGAGCAGATCGGTCTCTTCAAAAGATCCGTCTGTCACGTCGAAATCTGCAAGGACGATACCTGCGTTCATCTGTAATGCAGAGAACGTATTTGTCGGAATCTGTGTATATCTCATATCGCTCCTTTAACTATGATTTGCTTCGATGATCAGTGAAAGATAGGCACATTTAACTGTCACATCCTCGTCTTCTTCCATCTGAACAAACTGATTCTCTTTCCATAAAGCAACGAAACCATCAGCGGCAGGAAGTGTTATCCCGTCGCCGATGGCTGTTTCAATTTCATGTGCTTTACTGAGAATGCCCTGATACGACGTTGAACGGTACCAGAGTCGTGCGTAGTGCGTGCCCTGCGATCTCCATTCTGGATTTGCAAGACTGTACGTGATGTACGGCATCTCTGCGTCGTCGGGAACATATCCCTCCACGTATGCATTCAGTCCAAAACTGCTCCAGAACTGATACAACGCTCTTGCTGTCTCAATCACTGGTCAACACCCACGCTTCGGCAGAAACTTGTGCCATGGAAAATGTCGCCACCTGAGGACTTTCGTTGTCCGCCTCGTTGCTTGTGATCCGAAGGATCTGACCGTTCTTTTTGCGTTTGATAACGTCATGAAAACTCAACGGCGTTGATCTGTACGTCGTCACCGTGTAAATCTCCGTCAGTCCTTCTTTCTCAGCTAGACGTCCCTGCGTTGATGTGTCCTTACTGATTGCCGCTTTAAATTCAGCACCCTCAGTCCAGACTCTCGTAAATCCGCCGAGACCATCCGAAACGGTCTGTGCGTCCATCATGACCACATCTTCCATCATGGATTCATACAACATCATAGACAGATCTTTCTCCATCGTGACAATCGGTTAGCAAACATCGATTCCCATGTCACTGCGGTTCCAGTTCCGCCATTTGCTGATGATCCACTGGCTTTTGTGTAGGAATAGTTATTGAAAGACTCGGACTGGAACGGACTCATGGTCACGCTGTCAATGCCACCGAATTTCTCGTTCCAGTCTTCAATGTCTTTCAGTACATCGAGGAATGCGGGAGGTGTGCACATTCCCCAAACCTCGCCACTGAACTGTTCTGCCACCATTTCAGTAGACGGGTATCGCCATACTCCGTCGTTAAAGACCGAGCCGACAACTCTGAAATACTGTCCCTGAGCGAGAAAATCACACTCGATATTCCCGTCAGAGATCGTGAATTTACCTCGATGGATTCCATCGGGTACTTTCACAAAATAATTGCGGATTCGACCGCAAACTTCATCCATCAAAGTTTCCATTATTCACCTAAAATCACAGACTTGATCTGTGCTTTCGTCTGCTTACTGCTGACGCCGTCGATGCCGTTATCGTCGGCATAATTCAGTAGCTGTGCCTTCGTCATATCGTCAAGGAACGACATGTCTGGTTTAGCCGCTGAATGCGTCAGCGTCGTTACTCCCCCGTTACTGTAGCGATGTACAGGGATTCAGGAGCGTAAAGAACAGGCATGTACAGTGCGGACGCCTTTGTCCACAGTACTGCAGGATCTGTTTCGCTCCACTGACTCAGGTATACGTACGGAAGATCGGATGCCGCATATCCATGCAGGAACTGATCTACGTCAACCTCAGGCGGATTGCCCCACAGACCTGTTCCGAGTGTGCCACCGTTGTTTGTCACGAAGAAAGTGATCTTGTCTTCAGGATAATAACGAGCCGTCTGGATGACAGGACGTGCGTCTCCGTCGAAGCTGTAGTCATAGCCGTATGTCAAATCGTTCGTGACGATCTGATCAATACCGAACTCTTCAGACAGGTATGCTTCGAGTGCGGATCTTCTTACGAGAGCACCCTGCATAGCAGATCCGTTGATCTCTTTCTGCAGGATGGTGTTCTTTCTCATTTTGTTGATGTTCTTACGGGATGTCATCATACCGTTGATTGTAACGCCCTTATCGAGTGCAAATTCGACGATTGTTTCGAGTGCCGCAGGAACGTCGCCAGATGCAGACAGGTCGATCTGGAAAGCCTTCTGAGCGGCTGTGACGCCGTAATCAACTGTTGTGTTGATGTGGTTTTCATTGATGGTAACCTGACCCGTTGCCATCAGTTCGTTTTTCGCAACCTTTGATCTTGTGAAGACCTGTTCTGCCAGACGTGCGCCGTCGTCGAGAATGTAATCGTACATCTCATCGTTCTGAACGCCGTTACGGATCAGTGCTCTCATTCTTTCGGAAGTGTTCAGCTTGACTTTGATCAGACCCTTTTCGATGTTGTGATTATCAACGGGTGCTCTGAATGTTGTCTTTGCCTCGGTATCAAAAGAATGGAACTGAGCCATCATCGGGATCTGAAATTCAGATGCGATGGTCTCCCATTCAGCAACCAGATTATCAGTACGGATATCACCGAACAGTCCGTCGATCGGGTCGTTCTGTCTCGTTACGTTGAAACCGACATTCAGCCAGTCTGTCTTCGGAATGAGTCCGAGAATATTGTTTTCGAATTTAGGCATGTTCTATCTCCTCCTTATTCCTCTGCAAACGGGCGTGTGACCGTTTCCTTTTCGGCAAGTTTAATTCCGAGTGCTACGAGTGACTGGATAATACCCTGAACGTCTCCCTCGGGAATCGCCGCACCCTTTACTGTCAGATCATCCCCGTAAACAGTTCCTGCAGTAACGATAGAAATGATCGCTCCGTCTGTTCCTTCGTATGCAACGTCCTCATAGCAAACGCCTTCGACTGACCCGTCCAGTGTGATGACATCGCCTGCAGAGTACAGGTAACTGCCGTCGTCAAGTTCCTTAGCCTGAGCGACTGGAACCTGATACGTCTGCCGTGTGCATTCCTCATGTGCGAGGAAATGTCCTGCCCGAAATCCTCTCTCTGTTTTAGCTTCAATAATAGCCATATTGTTTATTCCTCTTTCTTTCCGCCATACAGATTTGCATGTCGCTGTGCCATTCGGTTACGAATGTACTCAGCGTTGCTACCGTGCATGGCTCCGTTATTCGCAGGCGGCGTGTCTACCTGCTGTCCCTCTGTTCTCTGAGTGACAACAAATCCACTCCAGTCCTGCTTGATTCCTTCAGCGAGCTTCTCAGCGTTCGCAAGTTTTCCATCCTGCGTCAGCTTCATGTTGCTGAAATCTGTGACTCTGAGAATCGCATCAAATCGCTTCTCGTCGATGTTCGCTTCTTTGAGCATCGCACGATACTGATCTTTGATCTTGGCTGTCGTTTCCTTGGATGCTGTTTCGGATTTGAAATCTTCAAACGCCTGATGTTCATCCTTGTACTTCGTTTCCCAATCCGCTTTCTCAGCGTCGGCTTTGAACTGTCTTAACCCTTCCACTTCTTTGGAAAGATCGTTCAGTTCCTTCGTGTCTTCTTTCAGGCTGTCGATCTGAGCCTTCAGTGCGTCCGTGACGGACACATGTTCTTCCATTGCAGATTCGATCTGTTCATCTGTCAGACCGATGCCTTTTAAAAAACGCCTCGTAAATGCCATTTATCTCCCTTCCTTGGATGCTGTTCTTCGCATCGTAAATAGCAATATAAAAACCGCCAGTATGTCGGCGGTTATTACCCTGATAATTTGCTCAACACGCTTTCGAATATCTTTGCGTATGCCTGCGTATGCCGTTCTAGCGCAGGTCTCAAGAACGGTCTTGCGCTGTGCTTCTTCTTGGATGATTTCCAACCTAGTTCGTTGTATATGGCATATTCAACGTTCGTACCTATGTAAACGACCCGTTCGCCTTCCTTGTCCGCAGGTGCGACGCCTGAGTACCTGCCGTGCGGTATAGTCTTTCTGCCGTGCTTTCCAGTTGAGTCTCCTGAATATGCACCCTTTTCAGCAGGTTGACCTGCAAGTGCATACGTCAAACTATTCACCAATAGTCCTGTATCTCTAACGCCCTTTTCAGTTGCATGGTAAACCGCAAACGAAACAGCCTGCATTCCGATAGCTTCAAGTGCCGTTTTGATTGCGTCGTCTGTTGCCCGTTTGATCTTGTCTCGAAGATCTTCAGTGATCTGAAACGTCAGTATTTCCGTCTTTGCCATTCGTTGCTCCTTCCTGCCTGTCGGCAAAAAACTCGACCCAGAACGGATTCTCAGCGTCGAATATCGCTTTCTGCTTCTTGGTTAATTTCCACGGGTAGTCTCTGAACAGGTTGAACGTGTGTTTTTTGTCAAACGAAAAAACGAATGACCCTTTTTCCTCAGTGTCACTATGCCACCATATCTTGTCCGTTTCTTCGTTCTTGAAAATATCAACGCTCATATCCGCTTAATCCCTTTTTCTGTGCTCCTATATCCGTGTTTATGTACGAACATACCTCAGCGAATCTCGGATTTTCTATAATCTCATCGACTGGTATCAATTCGGTCTCATACAAGTATTTCGAACTCTTCGGAGCACCGAATCGTTTGTTGAGAACTTTGCCATTCAAATCCGCCCATCCGTTGGAATATGCTGACTGCAGTTCAAGATATTCCATAGACCCATCTTCGTGTTTTCTTACAATCGCCATATGTTTGCCCGCTCCGAGCATGTAATCTCTGTCCGTGTCGATTGTCTTCAGCAGTTCCATGGTGTCTTTGACTGGTTTATCTGTCTTTATTATAACAGACGAATCGCCACCCATTTTTGCAAGATTGTTGCAATTTCTTGCAAAGAAATCTCTCGATTCTCCGCCTCTGAAATCACGGACATCATAACCTGCCTCGTTTGCGGCGTAACACATTGAAAGTGATACACACGATCCACTTGTTTTGTCTCCGCCACCGACGTCTTTCACAAATTGATCAAACGATTTCGATTCCTGAATTTTTGTCAGCGGAATAGATGCGATGTTCGATTCAGAAAGCCTGCCTAGCATCATCATCGCACCCGGATTGCTGAACATTTCGTCAGTCGTAAGCTGATCCATCAGTTTGAACACTTCCTCGTTTTCGATCTTTCCGTTCTGCAGGCGTGTCAGATATTCGCCATAGAACATATTTCGTGAATCTGCATCAGCTTTGAAAGCCTGTTGCAATTTCTCACGATCTTCCTTTGGCATTATCCGTAGCATTTCACGTATGCCTAGTTTATCAAATCTTTCACGCCAATTAATCTGTTCCGCCGTATTTGCTTCGACATATTCTTTGCCTTCAACAAATGCGTTCAGTTTATCGTTTCGTTCCCTTCCGAAGACGTAGTCCTGCCAATAGCCATTCACGTCGTACTTCCCTGACGATATCGCCTCTTGTATCAGCATTGACTGAAATTCCTGCTTTTTGGAATCTGGCAACGTGTTTGCATAATCGGTGAAATTCAGATATCTCCGCATCTGTATCGGCGGCACTGCTTCTTCCACCCATGTTGGATGTCCTGATCCGCCTTTTAGCCATTCATCGAATGTCATTTTATCCATATCTGGTGAATAGTTCGGTGCTCCTACTTTGACACCCTCAACCTCAGCTATCTCACAACATCGGCAGTTGTATATCTCCTCTGGCTCTCCCATCGGATCACCCGGATATCTTAAACCGTTTGCGTACTCTCCTGATTTCGGGTCTTTGTAAGTCCCGTGCAGTGCCCTGTGACTGTGCCGTGTCCTGCCGTCAAGTGTAGCCATCCACACTTCCTGCAGGTCGATTCCCTTTTCCTTCAGTCTGTTATAAGCATCCTGCCTGCCCTTATTCTCTGCGGACGTCATCATGGTTCTTGCGTTCCGTACTGCCGCCGCCGTGTTCATGTTCGTGACTCGTTCCAACCGCTTGGCTATCTTCGGGATTGGTTCACCCTGCAGGATGCCCTGCGTGATCGCTGAGTTGATGTGCTGTCTGTTCCAAAGAAGATCCATCCGCTCACGTAGCTTTTCAGCTGTCGGTGAATGCGTTCCGAGAAACGGCAGTAGCTGAGGATCGTCTCTCATCAGGTACTCAACTGCTTCCCTGTTGTAAAGCGTCCAAGAGATATCCATCTTTGCATCGTGCTGTACCTGATATGCGGCGAAATTGTGATTCAAGGCGTACACCTCAGGTGCGTATCCTTCGGCTGTTGATCTCGCAATGTTGTTCACATTGACGTAATCTTTTGCAAGCTGATCTTTCAGATCTTTCCACCGCTCTCCGACGCACATCTGCCCGTATCGCCACTCTTCGTAATCCTTCTGAGATAACGTTCCTGCCAATACTTCAGCCTGCTTCTTGGCGTCCTTCACCTTGAACCGTGCAAAGTAGTTATCAACCTTCTGCTGAACCTCTTTGTTCGCCTGCTCGTACTCTTTGCGGATTTTCTTTTCAAGTTCGTCGATAATGTCATCCGTCTTCTCGTGTCCGATATCCGCCATTTAAACCTCGTTTACGCCGTTTCTTCTTCGTCGTTGGTATTTGGTTTCTGTTCTTCTTGATCCGTTGAAATCGCCTGTTTTTGTGCCTCTAACATCCCGAATCTGTCCATGTCTTCGGAATCTTTGCGAGACAGGATATCTTTCACCTCGTCTACGGTGATAAACGGCAACTTCTTCAGTATCGTCTCTTCGTCAAGATACTCGGATGCGGAAAGAACCATCTGCGTCTGCTCTGTCTGGTTGCTGATCCTGTTCCTCTTAAACAGCGGGTCGTCCTCAATTCCGAGAATCTCCAATATCTGCTGTATGAACTCGATGATCTGAAACTCGAAGTCATCTGCCTCTTCGTCCATCGGCTGATATGCCGCATCAATATGATCGTTCGTTGCTCCTGCCGCCACCGTGTGAACGTCCAGTGCTCCGAAGGATTCATATATCTCCGCTCTGATGGAATCGAGATATGCCTGCCGTGCCGCATACGGTATATCCTGCGTGTACGGCGTAACCTTCGCTCCATCAGCCGTTTCAGCTGTTGCAATGTGCGTCAGTTTCAAACGATCTCTGAATTTAGCAAGATCCGATTCGTCCATACCTGCGGCGTTTTCAATCAGCCAGTAGATCTCTGCAACGTCCGTCAGGTCGTTCGCAAATCCTGAACGGATCAGATCATAACTGTCGATTGATCTCTGCATACCGATCAGCGTTGACTGATGCAGTTTGCTTCCCCACAGCGGAATGATCGGAAGTACACCGTAGTTCTGTTCACCGATCACCTCATCTCCGCCGAACTCTGTTGATGCTATCGTCTGTCGGTATGCTCTCTTCTCCTGCACGATTTCGAGCGGTTTCGCCGTCTTCGTCCGCATGTACTTTGTGAATCCGTCTTCCTCGTAAACCATCACAATCAGAGGTTTCGTATCATCCAACTGCCAAAAACGGAACCCTGCTCTGAGGATTCCTGTCTCTTCGTCGTACAGCGGAACGAACTCTGTCAGCGGAAAGAAATGCACATGATCGACGTTCCAGAATCCGAAAGAAACGCCGTGAATCAATGCATCGTATGCTCCACCTTTCAGCTTCGTATCGAAATCAGCACCGAGCCTGTCCTTCGTCGTGTCACTGTTGAACTCTACTCCGTTTCCTAGCAGGTACGTCACCCTCTGCGTATTCAGCCTGTGAAAGAAATTGCTTG